AAATAAAAAGAAACATGAAAAGTATGTTTATGATATTGCTGCTGCACTTAGTAATGTGTAAGGCCGTCATCATGGGTGATTTCATCTACTACGACAACGAACCCAACATCGGGATCAACGTGTATTTCGTTTGGGGGCATCGTTTCTTTAAAAACTGGCCTGAGTTTGAGCAATACCTTGCCATTCACTATGGCTCTGACCCATATCAACTAGTTGAAATCACTAACGAAAACTACAAAGAATTGCTGTTAAAGGGGGTCTTTCATGCCATGTAAGCACCCTCACCATGACACGGTTCGCCCTGTCAAAGTTGACCACTTGGCTTTTACTTTCGCCTATTCGGACTTGCGCCACTTGGACAAAAGCAACGACCAAGACTTTATCAATCTACAGATGCCCGTGTATCACGAGCCAAAGACCCGAACCAAGGAACAAGGCGCGGTGTGCTCTACCTTGGAACAAATAGAGCATCATATGGAAGCGCACCGAAACAAAGTGTCCAAGATGCTCTTTCATCGCTTTGATTTGTTCATGTCCAAAATCATGGGCTTTCGCTTATCGCCTATGCGTGGTCGTGGCCTTCATGGTTACAACGATTCTATGGTCATTCTCGATATGACCGGACAAGTTGAGTGCGGCCTTGTCGGAATCGGCGGAAACAATGGCACCGTTTTTGTCCAAATCAACGGCACGGGTTGCACTAAGCTTTTCGACCGTATCGAGGCGAAAAAGCTCTATTGGTGGCTTGCTCAGGTTCTGGGGGTGACTCGTCTTGTTCGTCTTGACTTGGCCGTGGACGATTACACCGGAAACTTTGACGCCAAGTATGCAGAGAAATGTTTCTATGAGGGCGCTTTCAGAACTTCCACACGTGGACAGGGCCCTTCACTTGTTGACCACCGTCGCGTAACCGAAAAGCGTGTTTATCTCGAGGAGGCCACAATTGTCGGCTCTCGCTCTTCTGCTGTTTACTGGCGCATTTACAACAAAAAACTTGAACAGAAAATTACTGACCCTGACCTGATTTGGTATCGAAACGAGGTTGAGCTGAAAAAGTGCGACATCGAGCTTTTAGCCGACCCTGCCGCCTCTTTCGCGGGTATCTGCCCTTTCGCGGCCTCTATCGAGTGTACACCTCCGGTTAAGTTCTCTCGCAACAAAAAGGCTCAAGGTCTTGAGTTTATGGCTCGCATCGCATGGGTTCGCCGTCAATGTGGCGTGGCGTTAGCGGAAGTTATCGCCATGACCCAAGGCGACTTGGGCGAAGCATTCGGGATGCTTATCCCTCACAAACATAGACGCCCTGACTTTGAATTGCTCGGCGTTCCTGATTCATACACACAACTGAAAAACACAATATTGGAGTTAAGGTAATGGCTAACATCACTGGTATCGTCATCAAAACATTCCCCAAGTCGGGAACCACCATTGCAGAGCTGAACGTTCTGCGCCCTGTTGAAACCGTCAACGTTGAGAAGTTTGCTCAATACGGTTTAGGGCTAAACACGGATATTCCTTTCAACAAGCAGCCGCTGCGTATCGAACCTACTTACGCCAAGCGTTTGATTGAAACACGCGCTTTTGTTCCTAACCGTGAATATGACATTCGCTTTGGTAGTAACCCTGACGACCCATTGGAAGTCGTTGCGGTTGAGCTCATCCCCAAGGATGAGGACTTAAAGAAATACATGGCTGAAACATTGAAGAAGTAGGTCAAGAACATGAGTAATTGCGTAATTGCATACAACGGTTATTTGATGCTTGCGCCTCAAGGCTTTGACTGCACTTACGTGGTTCTCACTCCTTCCGAGCTGGACGAAATACGCAATACCTCGCTTGGCTCGGTAACCATTGACCCTGACATTTACTACCACGTAAGCGGCTATCTCCTGTTGTCGTTTCTGTCCGGTCATGTCTTGGGTCGTATCTTAAAAACAATGGGGCGCGCATAGCCCTAAACCCTTAAATCAGTTGGAGATAATCCTATGAAATTTCGTAACATGGCTAAAAAATTTGGTGTTGTAGCAGCTACTGTACTTCCTGCGTCTTTCGCTTTTGCAGACGATCCTATTTCAGACGCAATCAAAGCGGGTGTGACGTCTGGTCAAGGTAACTACACGCTCGTCGTGGTTGGCCTGATTGCTATGGCCGCGCTCGGCTTTGGTCTGCGCATGATTGTTGGCGCAATGAAGTAATTACCCTATGGCTGAACTCTTGACCTCCACCCTGTCCGTGCTCTTTGGCCTTGGCATGGCTGGAGCGTTTATATACGGAGTTTATACGGGTGTGAACGCCTCCTAACGGGGGCGTTTTCCTTTGGGGGGTCTATGCTGCGCACTCTTACACTGACGAACCTTGCACTATTACTGTTCCTTACCCTTTTTCTGTTACTTCTTCCGTCCAAGGCCAGCGCTGAGATTGAATGCCAAATCGGTATCTCTTCCGGTTCGGTGAGTTGGTCGGGTGAAACTCTTGGCGATAAGCCTTATACCTGCGTTCGAACTTGTCGTTACAACTTGGCCACAGTCGCTGTCTGCTTTGTGAATAATGGTACTTGTCATGGTGAATTCGTTTCTAATGGCAAACATTGTTTCTTGGATAACGGCCAAATCGATCCAAGCGATGGTTTGCGCTTTGGTGGTAATACCGTTATCCGTGACCCAAGCGCTGACCCTCAAAAACCGTGGGATCCTAACGCTCCCTCTTCTATGCCTGCTAAGGTTCAAAACGTGTTGAATAATATGCCTAGAGATACGACTAGCGGTATACAACAAGCGCAGGCCTTAAAAAATATGGCTTTCATTGAGGGCATGGGCGTTATGACCCTTGACGAGCTTCTAATTAAAAATTCTCAGCTACTCGATATGAACAAAGGCTTCTCTAGTCAAATCAATACGATGACAGGTGCTGTTAACGCTATGCGCAATTTGTCGGACTATATCGAGAAGAATACGTTCCAAACTGCCCAACAGTCGCAAATGGCAAATAACACCCTTGCTAACATACTTAACAAGCTCAGCGATTCAGGCTCTGGCGGCGGCTCTGGCCTTCCTGATTCGCAGCTCAATTCCTTTATGGGTTCCATGTCTACGACTCGTAGCGTTATTAGCGCCAACTCTAATAATATCGTCAGCGCTGTTCGAGACGTTCGTGAAGCGGTTCGTCCTGTTGAGTTCGGAATTAATGCCGTAAATGAAAAGCTTCAACTGGTTAACGAAAACCTCGCAGGTTTAAGCGAGGGCTTGTTTTATACCATGGAAGACAACACGAACAAGATTGTCTCTGCTATTAACGCCAACGGTGGCGGCTCTGGTAACGGTGATTTATCTGGCGTTCAGTCCGGTATTGATTCCATCAAAACGGGCATTGATAACTTAAACGGCCTGCTTGGTGGTAACGGGTTAACCAAACCAGGTATCAGCTCTGGCGTTAACTTTGGTGAGACGCCTCTCTATGGCTCTGATTCTCTCGCGGCCTTAAACACGGAAATCACTGAGTTACAGAAAGAATATTCCGAAAAGATAAAGGACTTTCAAAAGCTCTTTTCCTTTGATGTCTCCAAACTCAACACGGGTGAATACAAAGAGCACTCTCTCTCCTTCCGGTTCGCCAACGGCCAAGAGACCTCTATCAAATCGAGTGTGTTTCCTGCTTTGGTGGCGAACGCTGGTTTAATCTCGTCGGTCATTCTGTTTCTTGCGGCCTTGGCTGGCCTTTGTATTGTCATGGGTGGAGGGGATAAATAATGCAATTCTTACTCGATTTATTAGGTGCGATTGGGAATGCCGGTGATACGGTCGTGGAGTTCTTCAAGTCCATCCCCGATTACTTCGAGCAGTTTGTCATTTGGGGCAATGCTTGGTATGTCAAATTAAAGCTTACTTGGCTCATTCTCTCTTTAGAGCTGGCTTACAAAACCGCGGAATACCTGCTTAATGATATTGGCTTTAACGATATGCTCGCCAGCTTCTTTAATGCCTTGCCCGATGAACTCCGTTATTACGCCTTCTTATTCAAAATCCCTCAAGCCATCGGTATTTACTTTAACTGTATGGCTACGGCTTTCGTTTGGAAAATGACAAGGTTTTAATCATGGCGATATTCATTAGAACGGGCGCGAACGGCTCCTATAAATCTGCTTATGTGGCCTACTTTGTCATTTATGAAGCGCTCAAGGCTGGCCGTGTGGTGGTGACCAATTTGGAAGGTATGCAACCTCTCGATGAAATTGAGCGCCGCTTTGACATGCAGTTCCCTAGCACGGCTCGCCTTATCCGTATTTTCAGCCGAGACAAGGATGGGATAGAGCTCTGGCAACACTTCTTTTGCTGGTGTCCGATTGGTGCGCTCATTGTGATTGATGAGTGCCAAGATATTTTCTCTAAGAACATTGGCTTTCGATTTGAGAAAGTCTTTTATCGTCCTTTGGCCGAGTTCCTTCCTAAGCTTCCGCCAGACTATGAGAGTTTCTTTAACTCCCGTTATGTTCCGGCCGATATGTCACAGCTCCAAGCTTGTGAGTCAGATGATAGAGGCGTGGCCGAATACGATTCTGAGGGTCGCATCATTTACCCGCTCTCGTTCAATGAGGGCTTTATGCGTCATCGTAAATACAACTGGGATATTCACTTGCTCTTGCCTGATTGGGGGCAAATTGATTCGGCTATCCGTGCCTGTGCGGAAGAGTGTTATTTCCACAAAGGCCGTGACGCTTACTTCTGGGCGGTGCGTAAACCTTACATCTATAAACACGCCAAGAATACGAGCACGCCAGTTATTCCCAAGGGTAAAGACCCAAACGTCACGACGAAGAAAATTCCGCTTGATGCGTTCTTGCTTTACAAGTCCACATCGACGGGGAACGCGCAGAACGGCAAAGGGGTAAACATGATTTTGAGTAACCCTAAAATCATGGTCGTTCTACTTATTGGCATACTTGGCATGGGGTACTTTCTTTATGGTCTATCCGGTTTGGTTTTTGGTTCTTCTTCGTCGGTGGCGAACACGGCCGCGCAAACGTCTAACACTTCCCCCACTTCTGACCCGTCCACTGTCGGCCATCAAACGAGTGGGCAAAATGCTCCTGCTTTACCTTCTGGTGGGAACGGCGGTCAAGCTAGCGCTCTTTCCCCTGCTCCATCTCATCGGATTGACACCATAAAGCAGATGCTCGGCCTTTATGACTTGCAGAATCTCTATTACACCGGACACACCACGCGCCAATCGGATAAAGGCTTTCAGTTCTTTGTCACTCTTGAGGCCAAAACACCGGAAGGCACTTATTACCTTGATGACTCATTTTTGAGGGCTAACGACATTGCTTATGTGCATTACGATGACTGCTTACTCAAGCTCACCAAGGAAAACATCACTATTAACGTAACCTGCAAGCCGATGCTTCGCGAGCCAGTGGCGGAACTGCAAGGACAGCCGCAGCAAGTGAAGTTAGGCGCGCTATTTTAGAGGTGAACTCATGGAACAAATCGTTATCACGGCCAATCAACTGGCTACGCTCATCGAAGCATCTTATTTCTATAACTTCGTGGCCGTTCTCTCGGCGCTTCTGGTCTATGACGTTCTTAGATCGTTCCTCGCGGTTGGCCTTTCCAACCTAAGAGCTTATCTAGAGAAACGTTCCTCTTCTAAGGAGGATCATTAATGGATCCAATCACCCTGCCCGCTGAGTTTGTCTCTCGATATCTCTTCAATAGTCCAATTGGCGCTTATTCCCGTGTCGGGCCACCGACTTTATTGGAGTTTTACGAGCGCCGCTTTTACTTGGCCAAGATAGAAATGAAGCTTATCAAGCACTTCTATTCCTTATAGAAAGCTTATCCACAAAAACTGTGCATATCTTTTTTGATTGTTGAAACACTTTTCAAGAAGCTTGATTTGTGTAACAGATTTCATAATCTTGATTGTTGTAACCTATATCAAGTGGCTTGAAATCTGTTACAGGAATCAATTATGTCATACTGCAGAGCGAGAATGTCCGATGAAACAATGGCTGCCTTTGATGAGTTTCAACGAGAATTAGGCACTGATTACCTTTCCAATCCTGAGTATGCGATGCGTCTTGCTCGCTCTTATATCGACAAGCACCCTGTTTTTCACTTTATTGACGGTATTGGTACACCGCTTTACGTCAATAATGAATGTGCTGAGCGCATCGCTGCCCTTCAAAAGCCCAAACACGGAGGAAAGCGCAAGGGCGCTGGCCGTAAGAAGCAAGAGCCAACAGTCTTAGTTCGCGTTCCTCAGTCTATTGCTGACTTGCTCATCGAATTCAAATCGGACTATGCCCGCTTGGATGACGAATCAAAGGATCTTATTCGAGAGAATTTGATGGCTCTTGTTAAGAACTTACCCGTCCAAGAGTAAGAAAGTTTCAAATAAATCGATTTATTCAGATTCCAGCCGTCCGCCGCAGTCATCAGCTTTGCTGATGCGAGGAGACGGAATTTCTGCAATGTCCATCTAGACAGCGGTCGCTGTGAAGCTAATTTTTTCCCCGACTATCTCGCGCCTCAGTGCGCGACTTTCGAGCTTTGCTCGATGCCCCGCAGGGACTAGGCCATAACGTTAGCCTCAACACACTCTGAACGTATGCTACTGCATAGCCGAAACACACCAAGCGTTCGCGGCGGTTCGCTTGATTGCTAAAGCGCGCCAGTCAGTCAAGTGATCATCAATACTCTTGCACCAGAAAAAAACACCCTTCGCCCTGCCAAGCCATAAAAGAAGTTTCAGCAAGCGCAGTGGGTAGCAGCATTTTCTCGCGGAACAGGCCACAACTAGGCGCGGCGAGAGTCGAGCAAGCCTCATTCTTTGGGTTTTGTCTTAATTGGTGTGGTGCGCTTAGCGCGCGCACAAGGAGTGGACTACGACGCGGAGCAGCGCAAAGCGCCCACCCCCGAGCTGTATCACGGGGGTAGATTCCACCACACTCCAAGGCGTCAGCGTGTCTTTTCCACCATCGAGCCACTTTCCTTTCTTAAAAGAAAAAGCCGCCTAAGTCGGCGGCCATTCATTGCAAGCAAAGGTGTCTTTCATCTTGAATCTATCGTTCATCGCAAACACTAAACGACAGACTTGCGGCACTCAATACTTTTCTGTATAAAACGCGATGAGTAACAAAACGTCTATGCAATTATTAAGGTTTATTAGTTGCCATAGTATGATTACATCAAGTGATTTGACGGCTTGCAGCCTGCTAATCATTGTTATGCTTAATTCAAGTTTAGTGAGCTCTATGAGAATATTAAATCAAACTATATACAGTAATATTTTACCTCGATTGTTAATGAAGCAAAATATGAGCCTCTTCTCAAA